TAGAGTATATTAAGTGGATTCATGGAGAGGGAATCGAGAATCTCCCCACAACTGAATGGATGGATCGTGATAGATTTGCAGAGAAGATGGCAACATGGCTAGATAACCCTGAAGATGCCATTGGCTATGCTACGAGGATTCAAAATTTGGTTGAAGGAGGCTCTTCTCCAGAAATGTTGGAAAATCTTGGTCGAAACTATGGGGACGAACAGCTAAGTGATAGAGACATTGAAATACGCGGCATTCCTGTCGAGCAAAAGTACTCCTACGGTGGTTCTGTCCCTCATGGCACGGTGGCCGGTGAGCTTCCTGGCTATGGAAATATGAGTGGACTGTCGAAGAGGCATCGGGATCAAGACTGGTACAATCGCATGAGCGGTGGTCTTGGAAGCCTCCGTAGAAGGATGGCATAAATATGGCAATGCCTAATTTACCACGCAGCAACTTTGGCACGGCTTCTCTTATAGAACGGAAGGATAAGATTCCTCCAGTTGAGCTGGACGAAGATAAGGGGGCCGAGGTTGCGGTAGAGGACACTACGGTCATTGAAGGTCCTGGTTTGAACATTCAACTGGAGGATGATGGTGGCGTGGTAGTGGATTTTGACCCACAGGCAATGCGCTCCGATGGCGTGGATTTTTCTGGCAATCTTGCAGAGGAAGTGGAAGACAGGGAACTAGCAAGGATCTCTTCCAATTTGCTGGAAGAGTACGAGACAAACAAGAATGGCCGTAAGGACTGGGAAGAAGCCTACAGTACGGGCCTTGAACTACTGGGTTTCAAGTACGAAGAAAGAGCGGAACCTTTTCGTGGAGCAACCGGTGTTACGCACCCATTGCTGGCAGAGGCGGTGACCCAGTTTCAGGCACAGGCATTTAACGAACTTCTTCCGGCGGGAGGGCCTGTTCGCACAGAAATCGTAGGGAAAGTGACGCCGGAGGTAGAGGATCAGGCAGACCGCGTTCGTCACTTTATGAATTATCAGATAAGTTGTGTAATGAAAGAGTACACACCTGAATTTGATCAGATGCTGTTTTATTTACCGCTGGCTGGTTCTACATTTAAGAAAGTTTATTACGATGATTTCCTGTGCCGTGCGGTCAGCAAGTTTGTACCGGCGGAACAGCTTGTTGTTCCGTACACTGCAACGGATCTGGAAACAGCAGAGAACGTAACGCATGTGATTCAGATCACAGAAAACGATGTTCGTAAAAAGCAGGTTGCCGGTTTTTACCGGGACGTTGAAATAAAGGAAACGCAAGTAGATCCATCCGACGTAAAGGAAGAGACGGATAAAATCAGCGGTGTAGCGGCTACGTACCTGGACACGGATATCACGCTGCTGGAATGCCACGTCAATCTGGATATAGAAGGTTTTGAAGATACGGGAGATGGGGGGGAACCCACAGGTATTAAATTACCGTATGTAGTAACTCTTTCGGAGAATAACGGAAAGATTCTAAGTATTCGGCGCAACTGGCTGGAGGATGATCCGGACAGAAGGAAGCGTCAGTATTTCGTTCACTTTAAGTTTTTACCGGGTTTTGGGTTTTATGGTCTTGGTCTCATCCATATGATTGGTGGGCTGAGTCGAACGGCGACAGCCGCGCTCCGTCAGCTCATAGACGCCGGAACCCTGTCCAATCTCCCCGCAGGGTTCAAGGCGCGGGGCCTCCGTATACGGAACGATGATGAGCCGCTGTCGCCGGGAGAATTTAGAGACGTAGATGCTCCTGGAGGAGCTATCCGTGATGCGTTGATGATGCTTCCTTACAAGGGAGCGGACCAGACATTGTTCCAGTTAATGGGGTTTTGTGTGGATGCGGGACAAAGATTTGCAGCGGTTTCCAATATGCAGGTAGGTAATGGGAACCAGCAGGCTGCCGTTGGCACTACCATTGCTCTTCTGGAGCAGGGTGCAAAAGTTATGTCAGCTATTCACAAGAGAATGCACTATGCACAGAAAGAGGAGTTCTATCTTCTCTCCTATGTTTTTGCAGACTACCTTCCATCGGAATACCCGTACAATGTGGTCGGCGGTGAGCGTACCATAAAAGCGGAGGATTTCGATGAGCGTGTCGATGTTATACCTGTGTCTGATCCAAATATCGCGTCCATGGCACAACGAATCGCCATAGCACAAACGGAACTCCAGCTTGCTCAGTCCGCCCCCGATCTTCATAATCTCTATGAAGCGTACCGCCGCATGTATAAGGCGATTGGTGTCAAGGATGTTGATGCGGTTCTAAAGCCAAGCGAGGAAGGCGAACCCGTGGCGAAGGACCCGGCAATCGAAAACTCGGAGGCTTTGGAAAACCTCCCCTTGGTTGTTTTTGAAGGACAGAACCATGACGCGCATATAATGGCTCACCTGGTTTTTGGTTCCTCTGCCCTAGTGGGAGCTATGCCTCAAACGGGAATGTCTCTTCAGAAGCATGTAATGGAGCACATTTCTGTCAAAGCCAAAGAACAGGTTGCGGCTCAAATGCAGCAACAGCTTCAGGGCCAGCAACCCACGGAAGAGCAGGTTCTTCAGATTGAAGGAATGGTGGCAGAGTTGATTTCTCAGGGGATGCAGGAAGTAAAAACCCTGAGTAATCAAATCAGTGGTGGCGGCGAACAAGATCCATTAATCGCTCTTAAGGAACAAGATCTCCAGATTCGGGCACGGCGCGATGCGAACGAATTGGCCGTCGATCAGGCGCGTCTGGAACTGGATGAACAGAAAGCTAACAATACAATGTCGCTTGGCAAACAACGTATCGCTTCTACGGAAGAAATTGCTGCTGCCCGCATGAGAGCTGCAAAAGAGCGGGAAATTTTGAAACAAAATTCTAAAGAAACTATTGTCGTGGACCGGTAAAATAGGAGATAATCATGGCCGCTACGAAAAGAAATCAACCTTCTGTTGGTAAAATTGCCAAAGGAGAGGTCATTAGTGACCAAGGAACAGTTCCCTACAACGGGCCTAAGACTGTATCTACACCGAACACTTTGACAGGCAAAATATACAAAGGCACCAAGAAGGGTGTGGGAGCAGCACTTCGTGGCACTTCCTATATATGTGGTTAAGGACAACTTTGATGTGGTTAAGGAGAACTTTGATGTGGTTAAGGAGAGATCTAATGAATGAAGTAGTACAGTGGGTGAAAGGACGGTTGATAGAGCCGTCAACCTATGCAGCAGCAAGTGTTGCCGCTATAGGTGGTTGGGTGTTGACTCAACAAATATCTTTGGTCTGGGTTTCTCTCGTTCTGGCAGGTATATCTGCAATAATGCACGAAAAATCGTAGGTCATGGTTTTTTATGGAAGCCGAAGTCTCGCTTATAAAAGACTACTGGCAGCAGGTCATGGGTCTTCTGGCTCTAGTTACTATTGCAGTAAAACTTTCTTCCAGCGTTAAGGAACTTCGTAAGGATGTTGATGAAATTATTTCACGCAATACTTTCTTGGAGACAACCAAACTTCGGGAGCAGGTGGATATGCAAGAGAAGCAGATCAGTGCGTTGTGGGCATATATCAATAAGTTGCGCGATATGATTAATGGGAGTCTTAAGTAATGGCCGTAGCTGCTCTTTTGCCCAGTCTTATTCCTGTAGTAGGGGATGTCTTAGACAGGTTCTTTCCTAATAAGGAGGAAAAAGCCAGGGCCGAAAGAGAGATAGAGGCAAAACTTACCGCACATCTTGCCAGTATTGATTTAGCGCAATTAGAAGTTAATAAACAGGAAGCAAGCCATAGGTCTATTTTGGTTGCCGGTTGGCGACCATTTGTGGGATGGAGCTGTGGGCTTGCTTTGTTTTACACTTATCTAGCACAGCCTGTGGCTATGTTTGTTCTTGCTCAGACAGGTCATCTTATCCAGTTACCTCCAGTGGATTTAAGTGCCATGATGCCGGTTCTTCTTGGTATGCTTGGGCTAGGAGGTCTTAGAAGTTTTGAAAAGTACAAGGGAGTGAGTAAATAAGGGGGTTATATGGACGGAGTACTTCTTGCAGAGCATTTATTAAAGATAATTAACGAGCGCGGGGATAGGGTTAAGGAAATAATTGTTAGAGGCTCCATAAAAAATATGGAGGAATATAAACAAATGGTTGGCTCCTTGGAATCTTTGGATTATATAGGAGATGCAATCAGGGAAGTCCTAGAAAAGGCGGATTAATGACTGATGCAACTGCTTCTGTAAAAGAAGCGCCAAAAGAAGACAACAGCGTCATATCTTTTGACAAGGCTTACATACACCCCGAAGAAAAAATCCTAGATCCTGATAAATTGGAAGGCAGCGCGTTGGACAGGCTCCCGAAGCCTACGGGCTGGCGTCTTTTGATTCTTCCGTACAGGGGAAAGGGAAAAACTGACGGGGGTATTTTTTTACCAGATAAGACCGTAGACCGGGAATCAGTAGCCACGGTATGCGGCTACGTCCTTTCTGCGGGACCTCTGGCGTATAAGGATACCGAAAAATTTCCTGGTGGACCGTGGTGTGCGGAAAAAGATTGGGTAATTTTTGGGAGATATGCGGGCGCT